ATTATTATAAGCCATACTATTCTCCGTTCATATATTCTTGAGTTAAGTGTTCTCTAAGTGTTTTTATTCTGTTTAATTCTTGTTTTGTTTGATTCCATTGTTCTTTAGCTATTCCTAGCTGTTTTTTGGCTAATGAGTAATTTTTAAATCCTAGCCACAATGAACCAAGCGATGCTAATGTGTTAATACCTAAACTTACACCTTTTAATGTGTTTATATATGTTGGTTCTTTTGTTGTATTTAGCAAATTTTGTTGCAATGATGCTAACGTATTATATCCGCCATCAATATTTCTTAGTGTATAATCCATATTGAAAATTGATTGTTGCTGTGTTGGCAATGTTTCTTGTTGTTGAAATGAAAATATTGGTTCATTATTTAGTAAATTATTGTAACCATTATATGTAGATAGCGTTGATAATGTATTTAAACTCATTACTTCTCCTTATGAAAATACTTTAATCTAAAGAACCAAAAAAGTGGTTCTCTATGTTAAAGTATTTGTACGAAATATTTTGGCACAAATTTTATTTCTGCATTTTCTATATCTTTGTTCATTCTTGCTATTTTGTTAGCTTTCTCTTGTGTAATTTGCATTTGATTCATTATTTGATGAACATCAATTGCTCTATTACCAGTTCTTTTAGGTTCCTTTATTCTTTGGATAGCTTTTATGTCTCTTTCTTCTAAAATAACTGGAACATCAAATGGTATGACTTTACCATTTATTTTTACATACCCTTCTTTATATGCGTTGTCAGTAGCCGGTTTGACTATTACTTTTATTCCGTTTTTTTTAGCCATTTATTCTCCTTTTTTTAATTTGTTATAGCTCTTAATTAAGAGAACCAGGAGAGTGGTTCTCTGTGTTAAAAGCTATTAAATTTCAAAATTAGCAACTACTAAACCAAGTCTTTCTGGGTTTACAGTCAATGCACCTAGCCAAGATTTCCATCCAATAACTTGGTTTCTATTAAGTGGGTCTGATTTGTCATCGCTATTCAAACCTTTTACAATTACTTCTATTCTTTTTTTACCTCTTAATGGTATATTAGCTGTATGGTCTTTACCCATAATAAGCATATAGCCTTTATATAGTCCTGCTGTTGTTGTTTCTTCAATTAGCATATTTTCATTCTCAATAATTCTTACATCACCAATAGTTCCAATTTCTCCATCTAATGGTTTTATATCAGAACCATATTTTTCTAATGGAACAAAATCAGGGTTGTCCCTTAATGCTTCACCCATCATTGGGTTAACAATACCAATATATCTTGCCCATATTGGTTGTGTTCCATATTTTGGAGATGCTGTTAAGATGCTATTAACATACTTAGCACCACTTAATCTTAATTGTAAAGATATTTTTCTTACTGCATCTTTAAACGCACTAGATGTTACTTTATCATCTGGGTCTGTATTGCCAGAAATGTCTTCTAAATGTCCTGCACTATTTAGATATAAGTCTCTATAGAATCCATCTATAATTAAACTTGCTACTTCAGAATATTGTCTAATGTTTTCTTCAATTGTGTATAGGTCGTGGAACAAATTAACTTCTTCAGTTACGCTCATCCACATACCAATAGGAAATACATCTGTAGACAATTCTACAACTTTCATTTGACCTGCTTCATTTCCACTAGAACCTTCTGGTAAAATGTAATTTTTATAAGCATCTTTTTCTACTAGTGTTGCTATACCTCTACCAGTATTTGCTGTATCGTTTCCTGTATATTGTTCATAAATACTATTAGCAATTAGTAGGTCTTTCATTGGTACCCATCTTCTAAACACGATGGTTTTACCATTCTTTTGTGGTAACGATTTTTGAATGGTTGCGAATCTATCAAATATTGTTTTTTGTGCAACCTCTGCAGTCATTAATTTATCAACATATGCTTGTTGTTTAGCACCTAAACCACTACCTTGAATTCCATAAGTAATTCCCATATTTTCCTCCTTATTTTATTTGTTTACATCTTAAGCTAAAAAAAGACTATAGCTACACAATCAAGAATTAAAAATTTGTTTTTCTAACTCTTCTAATGGAATATCTGCATTCCATACAGAATCGTAATCATCATACTGGTTTTTAACTACACTTCTTTTTGTAGTTTCTTTTCTTTTTACATTTTGTTTAGGTTCTTTTGGTTCTTTAGGTTCTATAATATCTTTAGAAGCCATTAAATAAGCTTGAATCCAGCTAATACTTGGATTCAAGGCTTTTATTTTAATAGCTTTAGGATAAACTTGTTCAAATTCACCAGTTTCAACAGAACCAATAAATGCTTGGAATGTTTGCGGATTCCAAAGCTCTTGTTGAAAAGATGGGTCTAATTCGTTCCAAATGCTTAATACTTTCCCTGCTTTATCAGGATTACTTGTTGCATATTCTTCCCATATTTCTTTAACTGGGTCAACATTGCTATCTATTTCTGGTTGATAATCTTCTTTATTTTTTTCATCTTCTTCAAATAAGTCATCAATATCATCAGAACCAAGCTCTATTCCGTATTTATTAGCTAAATACTCTAGAGCTTCTTTCTTGCCTTGTTTAGCATCTGCTAATGCTTTAATATCACTAAGCTCTAAACCTGTTTTCTCAATAATATCTATTGCTTGTCTGAAAGGTTTGATTCTTGACATTTTAAATTCATAATCTAAACCTTTCTGTGCTAAAGCAATAAGCTCATCAATAGAATCAATCTCTATTTCTTTACCTCTATGTTTTAAGATAAATTTTTCTTTTTTATCTTCTGTTTGGTTATGGTCATTATTTTGTGTTTCTAATTGTTCATTATCTTTACTATCTAGCTCTTCTTGTTCGTCATTATGTTCTGCATAATCAGTTGGTTCATTAAAAATATCTTCTTCATTAATTTCATCGTTATCCCAAACTAAATCATATTTTTGCTCATCATTATCAGAACCAGTGTCGTTCTGCTCATTATCTTGTTCTGTTTGTTCATTGTTTAAAGAACTTTCTTCTGTTTGTTCAATTTTAGCTTCCTCTTCTTGAGGAGTAGCTAAGGTAAGTTCTCTATCCATGTTTTTTCTCCTTATTTGTTTTTAATCGATTCAATGCTATCAAATTCTAAACAATATTGCAAGAAGTCATTTAATATTTTTCTTGCTTTAAGTTCATCTCTTACTTTCTCATTATCAACATTTTCTAATAATGTATGTTGTTTAATTCCTTTATTAATAAACTCATCTAAAATAATGTCTCTAAAATCAGGATTGTTAAATAATCTTTCTATTTTAGATGTTATTGACATCTTCTCCTCCTAATTCTTTTTGTATTTTTTTTATTTTTTCTAGAACTTCAGCATATTCTTTAGCAAGTTCTGGGTCTAACTTAGCATATTCTTTTTGTGCTTTTATTGCAGTCATTTCTGTTCTTGCTAAGGCATTTTGTGCTAATGCTTCATCTTTTTTAGCTTTAGCTAATTCTGCTTGTAATTGTATTTGCATCATTTGTTGCTGTAGTGGGTCAGGTTTTGGCTCATATGTTTTTATTTTTTCTGCTAAATCATAAAAATCGAATAATTCAAATAATTTAGCCATTAGTTGTCTCATTATCTCTTGAGGTACTATTCCAGCTTGAACCAATGCTGATGATTGTTGCATTAGCATATTAATTTGATTTATTTTAGCTTGTTTTAAGCCATCAGTTCCAATTGTAATATTAATATCATATTTAACTGTTTTCTTATCAAAGATTCTTTCAACCTCTGCGATAATTAACATCATTGCTTTTTGTTGAACATCTGGTGGCATTTCATCAACTTTGTATTCTTTCTTTAATTGTTCAGTAAGTTTTGCTTTCTCTTCTGCAAATGTTGTTCCTGTGATTTGAAACATTTGCTCTTCTGTTATGTAATCCATAATCATTTCTAGCCACATTCTGACTAACTTAGTTAATCCATTTGCAATATTGTTCTCTAAATCAAGAAGTCTTATTTGTGATTGCGTCATCACAAGCTGAGCAGTTGTCGCTTTTGCGTCTCTAATATCTTGAAGACCTTGCATCATCTTAGATACACCTGTCAAACCTTCAGCTTGGTTCTCTATTATTTGCAATAGATTATACACCATTGCAGGTAGCTCATTAAATGAACCATCTCTTATAACTCTTGATACATCATCTGAAGCATTTACCTCAACAACTGGTTTACCTTCCATTAGATTTTTAAAGTTAATAGCATCTAATGCTCCCTTTTTAACAAATTTAGTACCATTATTTGATAGAGCCATATTATCAATAACACCTCTTACAACAGATGTCATAAATTTTTGTTCATCTGAAATAATATCTGCTAATCCTCTACCCCATATTTTATATTCTTCTTCATAGAATGGTATAGATACAAATGGATACCATTCATATTCGAACTCCTCATCAGATAGGATAATTGTTTCAGTGTCATCATTTAAAAAAGAAGTAACATATATCTTATCTCCTTTTTTATACCAGTATTCATATAAAAATAATCCGTCATCTTCCTTATTTAAAGAACCAAGTGTTGTTCTATTGTGCAAATCTTCAGACATAACATCTATATCATCAAATGATGTTTTGCTATTTTGTATAGCTTTAAATCTTTCTATTGCTTCTTGAGAATAAATTGGATTTTTTTCTAAATCTTCATATGTTGTTTTATATCTATGTATAATAAATTTGCAATCTTCAATTGTTTGAGCATCTGGGTCAGTAAATACATCCTCATTAAATAGCACTTCAGCATAAGGTCTATTAACTCTATTTGTTCTTTCCCAAGAAACTTTTATAATACAAGTCCCTTCTTTAGTAGGGACTCTAATCATATTCTTAATGAAAGTTGTTTTATCAAATTCTTTGTTAAAAAAATAATTAATGAGTTTTTCATCTATTCTAGATTTAACTTCATCATACTTGGTTCTTGGGTCTAAACTAATTAAATTAGTTCCATACAATAAAGGTTTTGCTAAATTGGCAACTAATATCTCTCCATGCTTCTTAATAAGCTTCCATACTATTTTACTTCTGCCATCTATTTCATTTCCATATGGTTTGCCTTCATATTCGTCTATCCACTTTTTTATCTTCTCATTAATTTCCTGTTTATATTGTTTAGCATACTCCAAATCTTTTTGTATTTTTTCTTTATCCATAATATCTCCTTTCTAAATTCTAACACTACATAATGTTTCTATATCAGACATAGCTGATATTTGTTCAAGCGGATTAAAAGAATAATCATACACTAAAAAATCATATTCTTCATATTTATCAAAAGGATTATATAAAAATCTATTTGATAATAAATCAATTAATTTTTCTTTTTCTTCTTCTTCATCTTTTTTATATTGTTCAATTTTTTTGTTTATTAGATATGTTCTAAATGAATAATATTCGGTAACTATATTTGGTAACATAATAGCAGTATTTGTAGCTAATGACAATGCATTGTTAGATGATGAAACTACGAATACAATTGAAATAATTAATCTTGCATATAATCTATATTTAGCTGGTAGCATTGCAGTTGCAAGTGTTAATGTTGTTGCAATTAAATAAGCTTCAACATTACCTGTAGCAATTGCTACAGCAAAAGAACCCAGTTGGATTAGAATAGTAAACGTTTCTGTCTGATACCACCTTATATGATGCTTTTTTGCACTATATATAGCCAAGTTTAAATATTTACTTATTAAATCATAAAACTCTTTTACACCTAAATATTGCATATAAATTGTTGGAATTAGATAAGCATTTGTCCAATTATCTACAAGTTCGCCATTAAATTTACAATAATTGACTAATTCAGTATTTCCGTTATTATCTATTGGAATCTCT